GTTTAGTAGAAGCTCTATTGATATCTTTAAGCTCTGTACTAATCCTTGTGTCTGTTTTATCTAAAAGATTCTTTATGGCTTGTATGGAAGTAACACCAGCTAAATCATCTGATACCTCAGGGGAAATATCCTCAATACCATCTCCGTCGATATCCTCTTCTTTGAGATCTACTTCTTTTTTATAGTTTTCTAAAATATAGTTGCTAACTATTTCTTTTAAGTCTTTCTTAGTTGCCATGGCTATTTTTTATTTCTTTTACAAGTTCAAAGTACTCTAATAAGTCAACAATATTATCATTAGATACCTTATCTGTTTTTTTAATCTCAATAAGATACTTCTTGACTTCATCAAGTTTTATCTTGATAACGTCATTATCTATTTTTGAAATCTCTTCTTTTAGAATGTCTCTCAACTCATTAATCTTTGAATTGTAAAACTCTCTTAACTTTACTCCAGAGTTTTCACTCTCAATAAATTCCTTTAAAACTCTTTTTTGATCTATACTAAGTTCTGAATATTTCTCATTAAACTTTTCTAGTAATATCTTATAGGCTAATGAACGCATCTCTGGAGATTGCTTTTTAAACTCTTTTAAGATATCACTCTCAACCTCTTTAGCTTTTACTTCCTCCTTAGTTAGATACTCTAAAAGAGTAACTTTATTATCAACAAGTTGATCAGTGTCTATTTGATCATGTGTATTGTAAGCCTCCATAAGAGTATACACTGAAGCTAACCTCTTATAAGTGGGAAGCTTTGATGAAAAGAAAGTAGAGGCGTCATATGACTTATTAATCTCTTTTATCAGATTATACTTCTCTCTTTTAAGTTGCGTCCTGTTTATCTTTGAGGATGACTCTAGAACAGTAGAAATCAATATATTAGCTTTACCTTCGCTAATGATATCCGACTTCATTAATGTCTCATACAACTTATACTCTCTGCCTAACTGGCTCTGGGAGAAATACTTTTTCAATAGCGGTAAAGCGGGGGATTCTCCGCCTTTTAGAGTGTCCGCAGTAATCTGTCTAACAAGCAACTCAAATAAAATGCCTGTATTACGATACTTACTGTGTTTTAACTTCATTAAACAAATGTTTATATATAAATATTAATCTTTTAGCTGAGATTCATCTAATAGGTCTTCTCCCTTATTTTTACCTACCGATAATACTTTTTTATCTAGGTTTTCTAAGATAGCTCTGTTCTTTAATAGAGTTATTTCTGCAGACTCTAAAGCTAAAGGACCTCCTTTAAACTCAGACTTTGAACTTAAATCAGCTTTACTTTTATTAGCATTATTTCCTAATCTATCTCTACCGAAGTTACTGTCTTGTTTATTTCTGTTTGTAATGCCATCTTTAGGTCTCCCTATTTCAGCTTTATCATCTTCACCATATCCTGAAGGTACATGGTCATCGTTTGTGTAAGATCTCCCTTTACCGTAAAGATATGCTAGATCATGAGGAGTTCCGTAAGATTTACCTGTTTCTAAAGGATCGTTACCCTCTTCCTCTATCTGATTCATTCGGAAAGCTCTCTTCGTATCTTCTCTTATAAGATCTCTCTGCTCATCATACTGATCCTCACTTAAATGGAATACGTTGTCATATATCCAATCAGTAGACATCAACTTTTGATCCACTAGACTTTGTGCTAACTCTGCTTTAGATTTAAGAAGTTCAATCTTTTCCTGATCGTATATGATCGAAGGAGTTGTCATTTCTAATGTAAAGTTAGTTAATGACTCATTATCATATCCTTGAGAATACAAATGAACTAAAGCTATCTTATTTAACTCAGACAATAAGATACGTTGTACTCTATCAATAGTACGAGCAAATCTAATATCTTCTGCTGCAAGAGTTGCTTTACCTTCTAAATCTTTTTCATATCCTAAGAAAGCTTTTGGTATCTTAAGTGCCGCAAAAAGTTTGTCTCTTAGATACTCTACATCTGCAATACCATCATATGTCATACCGGGAGTAGTCTCAATACGAGTAGCTGCATCATTACCACGAACAGGGATGTAGAAATCCTCAAGCATATTCTGCATATTGTATTTCAGGTTATAATTACCTGTTTGAGGGTCTACATAAGGAGTACGCTTCAAAGATGAAATGGTTTTCTGCATAAATGCATCAATCTCATTTGGAGGGATAGATCCTACATTAATGAAAAAGCTTCTCTTTTCAGGAGCTCTTACTATTCTATGTACAAGCATTGCATCCTCCATAAGAGCATATTGCTTATATAACTTACGTGCTGGCTCAATATATGCTCTACCGTATGGTAAATAATTTACATCTGATATAAGTCTAAAGTGGGCCATCTCATAGTTATCAAACTGTATAGTGTTTGGAGAGGGTGTTTGTGAAGGTGCTGTATAGTACCCACTGTCTCCTCCAACAAACCCATCAGGGTTATACTCAAATCTTACCTCAGAAGGATTCTCAGGATTGAAGTTTTCTTTTCTGGCTATTGTGAAAGCTGTGTAAGGTACTACGTTGTAAACTCCAAACTTTTCAGATATCTCAAGTCTTAAGAAAAAATCTCCGTACTTACACATTTGACGAACCCAACTCCATAAGTTAAACTCTATGTTTAACACATCGTAAAAAAGGTTATACAAAATCTTTTGGATGTCTTCATTAGAAGATCTAATCTGTAGAACCTCTCCCATATCATTCTTTAGAGTAGACTCATCAGCAATAATATCTAATGCAGATGCAATAATAGCATCTTGGTCCATTACATCATACTCACTGTATAGTTGTGTTCTTAAATACTGGTAGTTCTGATTGAACTGTTGCCCGTATAAAGAAGAAGGGTTTCCGGTATACAATCTACCGTACCTGTCCATAAGAGAGTTAGTGGAAAACTCACCAGATGTTTGAATCTGATTTGTATCCATTACTTCAATTTCTTTACCCCCTACGTTACGGATAATAACGTCCGTTGAGAATAATCTCTTAAGTCTACTAAATAATCTAGTATCTGCCATAATTATAAATATCTTTTAAATGTAATTCCATGTTTTATTGTTAATAGCCCCCATACTAAAGTAACCAATCAATGTTTTCACTACTCCCATCTCCTAAATCTATTTCGTATGGGTTTTTTATTTGATTAGAACCTGCATTATATCCTCCTTGATATGCTGTTCTATTTACTTGCATACTACCAAGTGCGTTTTTAGTTATATCAATACCCCTTTGACGGTATCTAAGGGCTGTATCTCTAATATACATTCCAATACCCATAGAAATAACCAAGTCATCGTTATATCCTCTCTGTGCTTCCGCTTTTCCTTTATTCCACGTAAATACTCGTAGCTCTGATAAAGTACGCTTAGAACGGATCGTAACGGCCTTCTCATCGACGTATTCGGCTAGTTTGGATACTATCATAGGTCTATTCCTTGATGATATTGTAAATCCTACTGTTGAAGCTGATTGATCTCCGTACGGATCGTAATAACTATCAATAGAAGCTTCTCCTTTTGGAGTATAATATAAATTCTGATATCCTATCTCTTGTATAGTTTGTAGAGTACTCCATCCAATAGAAGCATTCTCAACAACTAATAATGCTTTATTATAGTAAGTGGCTGCCTCAACAAGTAGATATCCGTAATCTTTAGTAGGTAACTGCCCTTTATACTCAGCAACTTGAACGTTATTCTCTAAATCAAAAATATGAAAAGCAGAATAATCCTTGCCATCTCCACGAGCTACGTCAGCTACGACAATATAATCTTTTGTGTAATCTGGATGTTCGAATATCCAATAGTTTGCATCTACTCCTCGTCTTTCCAGAGGTTCTTGTATTTGCATTTTCTCAATATACTCAAGGCTTTCAGGCATAAAGACTGTAGTACCTGATGAATTAAAATTACAGTCACATTCCTGTGCTGCCATTCTTTGTCCTAAAAGCTGATCTTGCTTTTTTCTCCAAGTTTTATCTCTTTCTGGGTGTAGGTCCCAAGGTAATCTAATAGGAATAAAGTCATTCTCTGCGGCTTCTGATTTAGCCCACATCTGGTGGAACCAGTTACCTATACCATTTGGTGTTGAAAGCACAATAGCTCCACCTCCTGTTGCTAAGGTTTGCTGTGCCGATGCCCACGTATCCTCAATATTATCAATAAAAGCTGCTTCATCGATAATCAAAAGAGATACTGCCTCTGAACGTGCTGCATCTGGTGAAGATGACTTAGCCTTGATCCCTGATCCGTTCCTCAATATTAAAGATAATTTATTGTATTCTACGGAATCTATCTTCATCCAAGAAGGTAAACCATCATACATAAATTGAACTTTATCAACAAGGTTACGAGCTGTAGCCTGTGTGGTTGCAAGGGCAAGTACATTTTTATTCTCATGGAAAGTCATAAGCCATAATGCATACCCTGCAGAAAGAGTAGATATCCCTAACTGTCTTGACTTAAGAATAATAGAATATGGATTTTTGCTTATTACTTTTAGTACCTTATCCTGAAAAGGGTATGTATTAAAATGAATCTTTCCTTTTTGAGGGTGGGCTATGTAACAGTATTTTTTAAAAAAGTAAACAGGGTCTGACTTACACTTAAGCAGCTCCGATTTCATTACTTTCTTATATTCTTTTACTTTTACAGCCATTATAATACGAGTGCTAATGCAACTAAAGTGAGAACCCCAGAGCCTAATTTAAACATCTTAGCTTTTGCTTTTTGTTTTTTTAAATCTATATTTAACTTTTTTGATAGTTCTTTTGAGGTCTTCAACTGTTGATCTCTGGTAACTAGTATTTCTTTAAAGTTTTTGATTGTGTCATCTTTTTTATAGATGATACTATCTTTAACTTGTATTTTGTATTTCAATAGCTCTGCTTCTTTTGCAATGAGATGAAGTTGCTCCTTCGCACTATCTCCTTCAATCAGATCAGTTGCTACTAGTTTCGCTATTTTTACTTCCAGTTGAATCTGAGTATCTTGAGAGAAACCAACGCTCCAGTTCAGTATCGTCAAGGTTAATAATATCTTTAATGTAGTATTCATATGATTTTATTATATCTATTCTTTTTTGTTCAATATGTGAAATCTCAATGTCTAATGAATCAGACTTAAGTTCTAGAAATATAATCTCTTTTTTTAAACTTTTATTTTTTACATTTATAGAATCAATCTTACTCTCTAACTGATTTATTTTGTACCCATGTTCTTTAATATAATCATCCTCTTCCCCAAATAAGAAAAAGTAATTTACTGTTAAAGAAATCACTATTACTATAATATACCAATAGTTTTTTATAAATGCAATCATTTTATATGTTTTACTTCACCTTTAATATTATTTCTATCTAACATGTCTCTAACTGCATTAACATTACCAATAGAATCATCAGCAAAAAAAACACTATCATACCCGTAGTTATCTACTTTACTTTCAATCCAATCTGCTTTATCTTTAGGGTCTGAAGATGCTATAGCTTTTACCGTTATCCCAGAAGGGTTGGCCCCTATACTTTTTAAGTATTGAGCAACAGGCTCCCATATAGCTCTTGAGGTTAAAATAAAAACACGATTATTACCCCCAGACTTACTTAGTTGGATAAACTTTTCCATAAGTGAGAGTTTTTTAGCTCCTTTTACGATATCAAAATCAGAAAAATCAAACTTGTCTCCTTTCTGTGGGACGTATTGATTGAACTCTGCAGGAAGCAAAGTTTTTTCATAACCATCTTTTTGTGTAAGGTATATCTTAGAGTCTGTTGTTACTAACGTATCGTCAAAGTCAAATACATTTAACTTTTTTTTTTAGAATCGTCTTCTTCAGAAATACTCACTACATCACCATCTTCAGCAACTTCTTTTGCTTTTTCGATTGCTTGTGAGTCCCCTTTTGGAACTTCTATAGTAACTTCGCTAAGTGTATTAAAGATAGTTTCTTTAATGTATTGTCTAAGTTCAGATTTTTTCATCTGTATATATTTTATTATAAATATACTACTTTTCTATCTTTATTACAAGATCAGTAGTTCCTTTTAATATTCTGTGTATTTGCCCCTCTGGAATGTGTAATCTGTCTCCCTCCGATAATATAATGGGAAGTTCGTTGTCTCTTTGAAATCTCCAACCTTTCCCTTCTATTATAGTAATATCCCTATTCTCATTGTCAGTATGCCAGTGCAACAATTCTTCACTAACATCTTCACTAAACGTTCTTACGTTTTTTTTGTCTTTGTAGGGGTTCATTATTTAACAACTACTACACTTCCTGCGAAGTTTTTAGAGAACTGAACCTGCACTGTGTTTTCATCAATTAACTTAACTTTAGTAGGAATAACTTGTTCAAATATAGAGTCATATGCAGATAATACAATCAACTTTTCAGATAGATTGTGAGTAATAACATAGTTACTTGATAATCCGTCTAAAGGGAGTACGGATCTTGAGTTACCTAATCCTGTAACATGTGAAGCAGTTAGTGCGTAAGATGCAGACTCTACTATGGCGTAAGATGCTGTAAGTGCATAGGATGCTGTTTCAACTGAGTTAAACCCAAATGGACCATCTACATT